ATTTCCCATTGCTGCAATAGTTCAAGTGCATTTCGTTCTGTTGGGGCGATATTTGCTTTTAGTCTTTCATCAGACGAAGTGGTGATTGTTTGATTACCGATGTACCAAGTGGTTGTTCCAGTGCCAGCAGACCCTCTAGATAAATATGAATTATCGGACAGCGCGTTATTGATGTACAGGTAAATTCCGTTTCCGCCAGAACCGGTAGAACCAAACGAACCTTGCCCTTGAACCGTTAATTTGGAGTGAGAAGTTGTAGTCCCCACTAACAAATTACCATCACCGCGCAAGCGCATTAACTCATTCCATGCAGAACCGTTGTACCCGCAGAAGGTGAGATTATTAACTGTACCGCCTGCAGCATCACCGGCAATCATTCCACCAACGCCTGTGCCGGTGAAATAACCTGTAAGGATGCCCTGTCCGGAAGTACCACTAGACCCATTGTAATTCCAATAATGAGTGGTGCTAACTAAAGCCGACGCATTACCTGTCACCTGAAGTCCAACACCGGGGGTAGTTACACCAATCCCCAAACGACCATTCGCATCCAGCGTCATTGCTTGTGTGCCGGTGTACGTTGTTCCCGCTGTGGCAGATGTTTGTTGAAAGAACTGGAACGCGCCGTTTTGGAAGCGCAGCCAAGACATGTTATCGGTCGCCAGTGCTTTAATCTGGCCGTCAGTTGCTGTAAACCCTATGCCGTAGCCAACGCATCCGTAACCGCTGCCGGAAGCACCGATTGAAACAGCGGAATAACTACCATTATTTCCTGAAACGTATAAACCACGGTCGCCAAAGTTTGTAGTTACCGTAGTACCGATTGCAAAGTTTCCTGTGCTGGTGATACGGGCGCGTTCGGAACCGCTGTTTAAGAATCGCAAAGCCCCTGCTGTTTCATTTGCAATCGTGAAGTCAGTACCATCATGCAGCGCGTAGCCTCTGCGAGCACCTCCAGTACCAAGCGACAAGATTGCCGACGATGTACCGTTGATAGTCAGGTCAATCCGGTTTGCAGCAGCACTCAGCGAGGAAGTGGTTCCAAGCACAAAATTCCCCGCGCTATCAAACCGAGCTACTTCTGCACCGCCTTCAGCAAATGCAATCGTATCTGCTGTAGGGGAAAAAATACCGGTGTTGGTATCCCCCGAGAATGTGATTGATGGCGCAGCCGCTGTACCTAACGCATAAGCCACCTGTTGCCCCGTACTGAGTGTAAGCGCGGTTGTGCCAGAACCTGTACCTGTTTTAAATTCCAGTATCCCGGTGTTGTCGCTGCTAATCGCAGCACCGTTCGTCGCATTACCCGCTGTTATCGTCGTTGCCATGTTTTAATCCTTCAGACTACAGTCCAGCGTGAGCCATCCGGCACCGTGACTGTGACACCGTTCGCAATCGTAATCACACCCGCTGACATCGCATTACTACCGCTCGGGATGGAGTAGCTCGTTGACACCGTCGCACCGTTTACAAAGATACCGTTCGAAGCCACCACCGTCTGCGCAGTTACCGTCGTTAAACTAATGCTTGTAGACCACTGCGGCGCAGAGCCACTCGATGTCATGACGGTGTTAGCTGCACCGATGCCAAGTTTAGTTAATGACGTACCGGCTGCATAGTAGGGAAGGTCGCCTGCGGTGTAGCTACTTAAACCCGTACCGCCGTTGGATGTGATGAGCGTACCGGCTACTGTTACCGCACCTTGTGTTGCCGTCGCAGGAGTTAAGCCTGTAGTTCCGAACGTAATACTTGTTACCGCCACACCTGTGGGATCAGACCACTGCGGAGCCGTGCCTGTAGAGGTTAAGAACCTACCCGCCGCACCAATTGGAAGCTTGGTAAACGCCGTACCCGCAGCAAAGTAAGGCAGGTCACCCGCTGTGTAGCTAGATAAGCCCGTGCCGCCGCTGGTTGTTAGTACCGTTGCCGCTGTCGCCGGAGTGATATTAGTACCGTCAGAATAAACTGACCGCCCTGCCGGGTAGGTACAGAAGACATCCTTGCTGTTACTAGCGAAGTTAATTAGTGCTGTGGTGCCCAGCGAGTTCGCCAGCACCGTGTCACGGGAGAGCGTCGTGCCTAAGGAGGTATAAGTACCGATCCCGACTTCCCATGTGTTAGCGATGTTGTCAACGATAGTGTAGTACGTGGTGTTACCGTTACCTATCGCCGCAAATGATTGGAACCCTGCTACCGCACCGTCTAGCGTCAAAGTGCCAGTACCGGCGGTTATCGAGGTTTCCTTTACTCGGTCTCTGACTACAAGTGGCATGTTAGTTCCTATACTGTCTCAATAATGCTCCAGCCCGGTGGCTGATCCGTATCCAGCGTAGTCCAGTCGCTATTCGTGTTGTTCTGAATATCCACCCATGTACCCGCCGATACTTGTCTGCGTGAATCCCCGGAGAACGACATCTCAGAGAACCCTACACCACTAAATGTTGCTACAGTTACTTCAATGATTGGCGGCACCGGCGGCTGCGAGGTCTCAATCAACTCCCACAAGTACCGGCAAGTAAACGCATCTGCCGCCGCAAACTGCTCCAGCAACGACGCAACGAATATCGCCCCCGCCGCGTTTACATCACTACCGGTTACCGACTCATTTAGCGATACAGCAAAATCTGCCTGCGCTGCGTTGCTATCACTGCCTGTGACCGCTTCACTTATTTCACTTATAAACGTAACTTGCGGCGCTTCCGTGCTGCTGGCGTTAACCGTCTCGCTTACTGCTGCATTGACGTTGAACTGCGCTACTACCGCATCCGAACCTGTCACAGTTTCACTTACCGCAACTGCAAAGTCCGTCTGTGCTGCCTCACTACTTGACCCAGATGCTGTCTCACTTACCGCTACTACAAAGTCTGCTTGTCCTGCAAACGCATCAGACCCAATCAACGACTCACTTAAGGCAACACCGTAGTCAACCGTTACATCTTCTGTGCTGCTGCCGTTTACTGTCTCACTTACCGCTGCGTTAACAATAAACTGCGCTGCTACTGCATCTGATCCTGCTACTGACTCACTTACTGAAGCAAGTACATCAAACTGCGCAGCTTCAGCACTACTCGCATTAACTGTCTCAGAAACCGAAACGGCGAATACTGTCCCGCCCAGTGCGGAAAAGGGCGCTTGTGCAAAGGTCGTGATGCCAAACATGCGCCCTTAACCTCTTATCCTGCCGTCAGTTGATCCTCATCGAACCAGCGCGACTGTGTCACCTCATCGCTGTCAGTCCACGAAATCAGGTACTGGATATTGCCATCTTCATCCATCTTCATGGCTTCTACCGGGCCTTGTGGGATTACGCCCTTGGCCTTGACGGTGTCGCCTTTTTTAAATGCCGCCATATGTCCTCCGTTACGCTGCGTCTGCGTTGAATGTGTAAGTGACATTAATAGTGTCACCTGAGGCTACGATCTTGTCGCCGCCTGTGAAGTCGCCTTCTGAAAACAGGATGCCCGATGTGCCCGTAGCTACACTGGTCAGAAACGCGCCAGCAACAGTGCCACCACCGCCGGTAATAACAAACGATGAAGGTGAACCTGAGTTATCAATCACCGATGGATCAGCCAGCGTAGGCGTACCAAATGTCACCGCCTTGCGGTTTCCGGTGTAGTCTGTGAACTCAGTCCACGCTTTAGAAGCCAACGTGTCAGAAGCAGCGTAGGTCGTGCCAGAACCGGGACCGGTTACCAGACCAAGATACCAAGCGGCGCTGTAAGTCACACCCTTGAAGTACTTGTTGTTCAAGTCTTGCAGACCTTCATTGACAACGAGATTGTGGAATGCTTCCTCCCACTTTAAATTCCCGTCTTTATCAAAACACTGCACATTGAATACACCACCCAGACCTACACGAGCGTCGCCCTGCGCGGACTTGCCTACGCCAGCCTGAACGGTTTCACCCATAGTTGATTTTGCGATAGGCATGATGACCTCTTAAGGAAAACGAATTAAAGCCGTCGTTGCCGTATTCGCTGGCATGGTGACGGTGTTGTTGGTTGAAGTAAAAGTTTTGTCTGAACCGAAGTCCAGCACAGCTACAGACTTGTTTGACCGAGTCACGTTGTAGATCAATGCGCCACGGGCTGTGAAGTTAGCTCCGGGCCACGACACATCGGCAAAGTCCACATACACCGTACCCGTCTGCGTATCTGTTGAGATGGTCGCACCTGTAACTGCCTCCCCGCCAGCGGTATAGCCTGTGCCGGTAATCTCGTTGGTTGTGGTGTAAGCAGTAGTCAATGGACCGATGTCAGAAAGCGCCGTATACAACGCCATCTTGAGCGTGTCCGTAGCAAGGTTCTGCCCTGCTTGGAGCATCTCCTGCTTGAAGCTATTCGTCAGTCCTTGCTGGATAGGCATTACGGATTCACCTTAATCTTCGCCTGACCATCACGGTAAGCATCACCACGCTCAAGACCTGTACCCAGACGGTTGAGTTGACCAAGTGCATCTTGAAACTTTTTCTCGTAGTACGCCATCATGTCTTGCTCACCCTTCATGAAGATATACGCTTCCACGAGTGAGCCATACAGCAAGACAGGATCATAGTTGTCACCCAACCATGTACGGTTCGCTGTAACGATGGTCTCTGGGTAATAGTAGTAATGCAATTCAACCGAGTAGGCAGCGTTGGGCGTTGGGGCTAATATAAAGCTCAACTCATCTGTGATGATGTTGTTAGCAACCGTAGGGCCAAACAGTGCGTAATACTTGGGCAAACCGGTTGTACTTGCGCTAGGGTATGCCGCCCGCATGAAGTTCACATCTTTGTTCAGCAGGTATTCGTAGTTACCGCCGTCAATCACTGCCATTGAAAACACTGACAGGAAGTCAGCAGGGCAAGACAGATATTTGTTACCGTTGGTTGTCACACCAGTCACGTTCTTGCGGAGCGCAGGAATCTGCACCGTGTTGTATACACGGGTCTCCGTCTGTTTTATGAACGTAGGAATATTTGCTACGAAATCAGCTTCGTAGTTCTGTGTGTACGCCGTAATTGCGGTAACAAGCTCTGTATACGTCATGATTAACCCATCGGGCCACGCGCCATTACACCTTTAGTTGCCGCACCAGTACCGCGAATCTTGATGCCGGAAGTCTTAGCTTCTTTGTAGTTGCCTTTGCTAACTACACCACCACCGATGTTCATTTCGTTGGTGTATTCCGTGCCAGTTTGATTCTTGACTTCGGCTTTGTAGGGTGAAGGTTTGATCTTTTCCATTATCGACCTCTTCCAGAAGAACGCTGATTCATCGCACGAGCCATATTACGGCCCATTTTCTTCATAGCTTCGCTGGTCACGCCACCTTTAGCCATGCCCTTGTGCATCCGCTTTTCATGCGCCTTGACTTCTGCCTTGGC